AAGGTGAAGAAGTAGACTTTGGTTATCTAACTAGAGAGAAGCAGGTAACTATAGTTGTAGAAAGCGGCACATACGAAGAAGATTTGCCCATAAAATTGCCCATAAACACTTCAATAATAGGAGATGAACTACGCAGAACACTTGTTAAGCCTAAACCTAGAACATCGCAAAGTGAGCACACGACTGTTTATTTTTATAGAGACGATTCTATAGATGGAAATACATTAACAGCCGGTGGTGCAGTCCTTAACGATCAATCTGGAAACCCTAAAGGAAAAATAGGATATCATTATCTAAATGATCCTACGGCGCTTAAAAACATTGGTGCTGCTGTTGTTAATGCAGGCGGTTTTGTAACAGCAGCAAACATAACACTAGAAAACAAAGACTATCTGATTGAAGAAACTATTCATTTTTTAAATACCGAACATAGTAGTGTAACATATGACGAAACTATATATAGACAAAATTACAGTAAATTAATTGATGCATTAGTATCTGACCTTGAAACTGGCAATGATAAAAAGTCAATAGAAATACAAGATTTATTTGTAACCGAAACTGACCCTAGTACTAAGATAGCTATCGAAGCAGCAAACGATAACATCTATCTAATGTTAAATTTAATGTTTGGTACTGTGTCCCCTGAAGTGCAACCTGTTGCACCTAGTGGTGATATTGCAGGTACATATAGTAATTATCTAGCTGGCAGCGCTACAGTAACAAACATTGTTGATCCTAATTTAAGTTTTGGTATAGCTGAAGACGGTACTGACACAATTGTACAAAATCTTATTGCTAAAATTAATTTTGTTTTTGACGGTAGTTACAATGCGCCAAAGGACAACAGAAATCTCGATGTGTTCTTACTAAACGATGGATCAACTATAGAAAATATTACTGTGCAAGAACACGGCGGGTTTGTAGGGGTAATTGACCCAGATGGTCAAATTATTACTAAGTCGCCAGTAATTGCAAACTCGTCTAGTATAAGTCGAAGCACAAATGCTAAAGTGTTTGCTGGTGGCATTTTTATAGATGGATATGCAGGAAATATTCCTCTATCAATAATTGCAAATTCAGGCACGTCGTCTGCTGATACAGGATCAACTCCGCTATCTGCATTTATTATAGAGGTTGAAAGTGCAGCAGGAACAGGACTTAGATTAAGACAACCACAAGTACCTAGCGTTTTTTACGTAAGCGGTGTCAGATATCAAGTGAATGCGTTTAGTAACTATGATCAAGGATTAGGTAAGGCCATATTTTATATAGATGCCCAGAGTAATAGTGCTAATGGATATAACGGATCGACCCCGCAAGACGCTTACTTACAGATGGGCGGTTCTAGATCTGTAATAGTTGATAACTTCTCACAAGTTAATGATTTAGGCTACGGCATTATTACTGCAAACGGTGCAGAAGCTAATGCAGTTAATACAGATGCTACTTATACTAGAGCAGGTTTTTATGCTGATTCAGGCGGATCAGTAAAAGTGCAAAATTCTGCTATACGCTTTGGTAGCTTTGGTTTAGTAGCCGAAGGCTCTGATCCAAACGTCATTCCGGACGATGTAACACTTTTAGATACTATGGTGCAACCTGCAAAAGTAAACGGTACTTTTACCGCAGCAAGCGGCACCGCAGTAATTGAAATTTATGATCTTGCTACTCCTCCAAAGCTAGGTAGTATACTAAAAATTCCAACATACCCTAATGCTAGTGATAGTACAAATACAAATCCAGAAACACAAAACTTAGAGTATAAAATTCGAAGTGTTGTTGATACCGGTTCTACTAGGGCTGGAACTAGTGGTACTGTGCCTGTATATAGCGTAACATTTACCGCAGATGAAAATGTTACAAACAACTTTTTTAGTACCTTACAAACTGACATAGTAGATAATCAAATTGTAGAATTACGCGACAGCACCCAATTTATTTTTGATAATGTAGCTGATCAAAATATAAACACTCGTCCTAATACAACATTAACTTTTGCCGAGTCTAATGATATTTCGTATGGCCTAACAAACATAGATACTTCTGACAATTACGGTAATGCACTACAGTCAGACGAATTAAAACTTACATTTAATGATCCGTTTGATTATATAGAATTAGTTCCTAGTATTCAATATGTAACAGAAGCTGGATCGCCATCCGGTACAGCAGGTTTAACATTAGGCGATACTAGTTTAGCAATAGAACCTTTGACTACATCAGACGAAGCACGTATTGTAGGAACAGTATTTGTATGGGCCGGCAGAACTCATCGAATTACTGCCTACACAAATATACCAGCAGTAAATCCAAATTATGCAAGAATAGACTTTACAGAAGACGGCGCTGATATTAGCGGAATAGGCGGAACAGGTCTTGCTGACTCGATTAATACAGAGTCACCTGGTATACTATATGCTGGCTTGAAAGCAGCCAGCGGGGCAGAAATTATCGAAAAAACTAGTATTGTGCGAGCATCAAATACCAGCTTTGACAATGTAGGCAAAGGCAGTTTTAATGCAAGTAATTTTCCTAATAGCATATTAGGTGATCCTATTGAAACTAGTGAATCATTATCTTTTACAAATTCTCCAAGTGCCACAAATGCTGAAGTTTGGCAAAAAGGTAAAGGTAAGGTATTCTGGTCAAGTTCAGATCAATATGGAACATTCCGTGTAGGTAAAAACTTTAATATAGATCAAGCTACTGGCGCTACAACTATTACAGGCGGTATTGGTATTGCTGATGCGACTAGTCTTGGTTTCCAATCAGGTACTACAGTGAGTGAATTTTCAACTGATAACTCACTAAGCGGCCGTGACTCTAATGTAGTGCCAACAGAAAAAGCAATTGCTGAATACATAGATAGACGATTAGGGTTTGACGAAAACGGCTTAACCGCAGGCATAAGTTTGATTGGTCCCGGAGTTCTTAGCTTAAGCGGACAATCAGGTGAATCATCAACCGCCATGAAAAACAATTTAGATATGGGTTCTTTCTATATAGATAACTTAACAGTACCAGGAAGTCCTACAGATGACCTAGCTGTGAATGTTGGTTACTTAAATACTAGATTAGACGCTCAAGACGAATTATCTGAATTAGATGATACAAGCATAAGTGTTAATCTTGCTGCTAATGATTTATTAATTTATAACGGTACTAATTGGGTAGATGGCACACTAGCAGGTGATATATCAGTAAGTGTAACTGGAAATGATATCACAGCATCAATAAGTCCGGGCGTAATTGTAAATGCAGATGTATCAGGCACTGCAAATATAGACCCTAACAAATTAGACTTAGCATCCTTCTTAGCAACTACTAGTGCAAAAGGCATTGCCCAGTTTGATTCTACAAACTTTGATGTTACAAATGGTGAAGTATCAATAAAACTGAATGGTATTTCGTTTGATGAATTACCAGATATAGCACAAGATACAGTATACGGTAGAACTGCTAGTGGAACTGGCGATCCTTCTGCTATTCCAGTGTCAACTCTATTAAGTAACGCAAGTGTGTTGTTAGCAACAGATTTTGCATCTGACATTTCAAGCACTGCCGGCACAACTTTACTTACAAAAATAAATGCAAGTACTTATGGAACTAGTCAGCTTACAAGTTCTACCCAAAATAATGCAGTAGTAAAAAGAACTGCAACTGGCGAAATCGATGCTACAGCTTACCAAATAGATGGTAACCAAATTCTTGATACTAGCGGCTCTGATACTATTGTTAAAACTCCAGGCGGCGGCGTACTTATTCAAGGTGAAGGCGCAAGTAACCCGGTATTAGAAACAACAGGTGGAATTAAGGTAGGCGATATTGCAAATGTCAATAACAGCACATTCCAAGATGCTAGTAGCTACAGCACAAGTACAAGCAAACTAGCAGCTACTTGGATTTACACAAACTTCTTAGAAGCTGCTACTGAGAAAGGCGCAAGCGGCACTGGTATTGGCTTAGGAACCGGCGGCGGCTTTGCTCAATCTGCTTCTGATGTGATTATCAACGTTACTAACGGTGTTGTTCGTACTGAAGTGAATGACTCAGGTTTAGAAGTTACAGGGTCATTAACAACTACTGCTATTACCACAGGCAATAGTAGCACAGCCGGTACTATTACAGGCAACTGGAGCTTAACAACTGGGTCAAGATTCGAAGCTACATATGCTGATATTGCAGAATACTACGAAGCTGACCATATATATGAGGTTGGTACTGTACTAGTATTCGGTGGCGAAAAAGAAGTTACAGGGTCAACTGAATACAAATCTACCCGAGTAGCAGGTGTAGTGTCTAACACAGCAGCGTTTACAATGAATCAAGACTGCGAAGGTAACGCTACTTGTGTTGCTCTTGTAGGACGTGTGCCTGTAAAAGTAATAGGCAAAGTAAACAAAGGCGATATGTTAGTTTCCAGCGCTGTTCCGGGATATGCGATTGTAGATAATGATCCGAAACTAGGCAGCGTTATAGGTAAAGCAATTAGCGAAAAACTAGATGACGACAAAGGTACTGTTGAAGTGCTGGTTGGAAAATAAAATAAATACATAAAAGAGAAGCAGTATGACCAATAGATATCCTTTAATAGTAGACACATTTGATTCTAATAAAATTAAAGAACTACCTTCAGGTGATAATTTAAACTTGACAGGTAGTGACATTGTTGGAGTTGAAAATGTAACAGCATCAGGTGCAATTTCAGCTGGCAGTATTACTATTGATAGTATAACTATCAATGGCGCCGAAGTTCAATCAATTGCTACTTCAGGTGATTATAACGATTTAATCAACAAACCTACAGGTTTAAGTGCTTTTACCAATGATGCAAATTTCATTACTACTGGGTCAAATATTAGTAGTCTTAACAATGACTCTAACTTTATATCTAGCGTAAATTGGCCACAAATTAATAACAAACCTACTACTATAGCAGGTTTTGGAATAGTAGATGCTCTCAGTGTAGGAGCAAACATAAGTACACTAGTCAATGATAGCGGGTATTTAAAAGCAAGTGATCTACAAAATGGTGTGATTACAGTTGACGTTAACAATACCGGTGACCTTAAAGGTTCAGTTTTTGGTGACGACAGTACGCCATTAGTAGACAGTGTGTTGAGTGCTATTAATCTTAATAACACTATTCGTGGTGATGTTATTCCTGTGCAAGATAGCCAATGGGATTTAGGCAGTTCGTCGCAAAAATTTGCAGATGCACATTTATCTGGTACTGTTACTGCTAATGCATTTGTAGGCGACGGCAGTGGATTAACTGGAATAACTAGCAGTGGTGTGTTACAAACTGCCGGTAATATAGGCTTAGGCTCTGTAGATTTAGCTGTAGACACTTTTACAGTTTTAGGAACAACAGGACAAATAAATGTAGAAGCATCTGCATTTGCACTAAGTTTTAGTTTAGCTCCAGTCATATCTAACGATTTAAAAGGAAGTGTATTTGCAGACGATTCAACACTGCTTGTAGATGGTGTAAATGGAAGTATTCCTGCAAGTGTTATAGATGGCACTATTGCGCAACCGCATACTAAGTTCATATTTACACAATCACAACCACCTAACACGCCTAATAGCGAATATATAGGTAAAACTGTAGGCACATGGTACGAATGCACATTTGCAAATGCTGCTAACACATTTGGCTTATCGCCAGATAGTGCAGACCGGGACCCTACATTAACTGGTATTACATTTAATGTAGATAGATTCTCAGGTTTTGAACAAAACAGTACATATGAATTTCATATTTCACCTGAATTATACGAAAGAACAACTACAGAAGGTATTAGAATACATGGTTGGAATGTAAGCACTGGTGCATTTAGCAGTATGAGTGTATATAGTCCCGGCACAGGTAGTTTTAATGTAAATGGACTAAGCTGTAACGATCATATTATTGTAACATTCGAAGATGCCGATCCTGCAAATAATTGGATTAGATACTCACTAGACAGTGACCAAGGTGCAAGTTACTGGATAGGTCAGGCAATTATGCATATAAAGAAAATAGGATAATATTATGGCCATGCAAAATATTAATATAGGTAATGTAGCAAACGACGGCACTGGTGATAGTTTACGAGAAGCTTTTGCTAAAGTAAATACCAACTTTACCGAGTTAGACAGCAGATTCGCTTTTACGAATACCGTCGAAAATTTAGGTAATGGTCAAGGATTATTTTATACTAAAGAAAATAATGTTTTATATTTCAAATCTATCGTTGCTGGTGATAATATAACTTTAAGTGCTAGTAACAACGAAATAACTATTAGTAGCGCAGAAACGTTTACTATTCAAAGTGATACAGATAGTACCAATATTAGCGGTGTAAGCAAGTTTTTCGGTATAAAAGGATCATCGAACATTGATACAAACATAACTAATAATGATGTGAATATATCAATTGATCCTAATGGTTTATTGGCTTTAGATCCAGCTCCAACTTTGAGTGCTGATTTAAATATTAATAACCATAACATAACAAGTGCTAATACTGTGACAGCAACAACTTTTATAGGTAACCTTGTTGGCACAGTAAACGGGTTACCTGTTACAGACTATAGTTCAAACTTAGATTTAGGTGCTATGGTATCAAACATTACTTCAATAGGTGATTATATTATTGCTACTACGTCTATAGATTATGGTTCTTTTATAACTCCTGCTTCGATATCTAGTAACTTTGGTAGTATCTGATCCTAATAAATACTATAGGAGAAGATAATGCACATTGATCAAATATGGAATGAGCCTTCAGGCACTACAATAGGAAATGTTGTAGAAAACACGATTGTATCTTTGCAATTACCTATATCAGAGCCTACTGCTGAAATAAAAGTTATTAGTGGAAAATTGCCAAAAGGCACACGTCTAGTGGGCCAACAAATAGTTGGCACTCCGACCGAGGTTGCTTATGAGACCAAATACAGATTTGTTTTACGTGCTAGTTTTAATAACAATATATATGATCGTACATTTAATATTGTTGTAGATGGATCTGACATACCTGTTTGGAAAACTCCCGAAGATCTTTTACCTGCAGGCAACAATAATACCTATTATGTTTTAGATAATTCTGTTGTAGACTTTCAATTAGTAGTTGAAGATCCTGATATTAACGCAGGTCAAATTTTAGAATTTTATATTAAGCCTAGTAGTGGTATATTGCCTCCGGGATTATCTTTGACTAAAGATGGTAAAATACAAGGCATTGTTGATCCGATTTTAGCTATTGAAAAATCTATAACAGGCGGGTATGATATAGGTGCATACGATTTTGAAACAAATGCAGGTTATGATTGGTTTGGCGCTTTGCAAAAAACTTCTGCAGGGTTTGATAGCTATTTTTATGACCTAGTACAATATGATATAGACGGCCCTGCTAAAGCACCAAGGAAACTAAACAGATATTTTCAATTTACAGTTAGTGTTACAGATGGACAATATGTTATAGATAGAACATTTAGAATTTATGTTATAGGCGATGATTTTTTTACCGCCGACGTGACAGCAATGCAGGCAGGCACTGGCACATTTACAGCAGATGTTTCTAAATTAAGAAATCCCATTTGGCTTACTCCTGAAAATTTTGGATACAGAAGAGCAAACAATTATATATCTTTACCGTTGCAAGTAATAAACAATGATACCTTAGGCGGATTTGTATGGTATAGACTAGAAGATGTTAATAACGACGGCAGTGATAGCATACTTCCGCCTGGGCTAGGATTAGATTTTAGAAATGGTTATATAGTAGGACGCAGTCCTTATCAGCCATATTTAACAAAAGAATACAAATTTACTATTTCTGCAATAAGAGTAAATTACGACGACGAAAGTGTAGAACTTCAACAAACAACAACTGAAGATACACCATTTAATTCTGCAACTATTAAAATTAGTAAACTTGAAAAAGTAACAGCTTTAGATATTATTAATAAATCATTTACTGTATTAGGCCATACTTACAAAATTTTATCAGCAGATTTATCAAATAGTGAATATGATAAACTCACTTTAACATACGGTACACGATCTTTTATTCCTAAAGGCACTGAAATTAATTTAGGATTTTTTGTTTTATCCGAAGTAGAAGAAGCTAAAGCTACTAAAACTTTTAAAGTAAACTTGTTAGGTGAGACAAATAGTAGTATTACTTGGCAGACTGATTCTAACTTAGGATCAGTTAGCGCAAATTACGTAAGTACAAAAAATATAAAAGCAATATCAACAACAGGAAGTAATGTTTTCTACACAGTACAGTCTGGTAGTTTGCCTCCGGGCTTACAACTAAACTTAGAAGGAGAATTAATTGGCACAGTAAAAAGCTATGGTTCTATTGATGCCCAAGGCTTGACTGTTTTTGATAGCGGGGACACTCAATTCGACGGCAATACAACACGCTTAGATAGAAAGTTTGAATTTACTGTAGCAGCTAAAGATTATTATGGATTAAGCTTGAATACTAGAACATTTTCTATTGTTGTAGACGATCCTAATAATAAGCAATACAGTAATATTTTTATGAAACCACTATTGCAAAAAACATTAAGACAAGAATATAGAAATATTATAAATGATCCTAGTATTTTTAAACCAGAATGGCTGTATAGGCCAGACGATAAAAACTTTGGTATTCAAGACGACCCTAAAATCCTAGTATATAGTGGTATAGAAACTAAAGATATTAACCATTATGTAGCAGCATCAAATCTATATGCAAAGAGAAAAACTTATAAAATCGGAAATTTGAAAACTGCAATTGCTATGGAGTTAGGTACACAAAATCCTGTATACGAAGTAGTCTATCTTGACCTTATAGACGATAATATACCTAAAAAAGGCAGGGCACGTAAAATATATACAGATAACAGTACAGTACCTTTATTAATAAACAGCAGTCATTTTAGCGAAGAGGTAGAATATTATGATAGTAAACCGTATACTATATCTGTTGTAACAAGAGAAACCGGTACTGAAATAATAGAATATTATGTGTATTTGCCTATAGAAACTAGAGACAACGGCTCATTAATTTGGTCATTAGATAATAACAATTTGTTTATTGAAAGTCAATTAGGAAATATTTTAGATGTAGATTTAATAGATGCAGGTGCAAATACTGCATATAAAATTAGACCTAACACTCCAAATGTTGTCACGGTTGACTTAGATCTGTACACTATAGATAGTGTATACAAAAATAAAAGATCTGTATCAAGTATAAAAAATTTACGGGAAGAAATTTTCAAAATAGGCGAAACTGAAAAAGATTTCTTACCTTTGTGGATGCAAACACCTCAAAGTTCAATTGCAGAAATTGGATATGTGCCATCACTAGTTTTATGTTATTGTAAGCCGGGCACTAGTGAAAAAATAAAAGAACTGATAGAAAATAATAATATTAATTTTAAACAATTTGAATTAGATGTAGATAGATTAATTATTGATAATAGCGAATCTAGATCGGATGAACAATATATTGTTTTACAAAACAAAGAATATGTTGTATAAATATGCAATTCCTATTTAGATAAAATAAATACATTATAAAAGGAAACAATGATGGCAAGTAATATAACAGCTGATACAATCGACTCGGCTTTTCCGGTCGCAGGTCAAGATAATAACAGTCAAGGATTTAGAGATAATTTTACTCTAATAAAAAATAGTCTTGTTGCTGCTAAGAGCGAAATCGAAACTTTGCAAGATGATACTTCTAAACTGAATGTAGACAACAATTTTAATGGTGTAAAACTAGAAAATTATAAACAAACAAAAGTAACCGAAGTCATTGATTCTTTAGGAGAATTGACTGCAAACACAGATATAAGTTGGGAAGCAGGCTCATACCAACAATTGCAAGTAGCCGCTGACATCCAATTAACACTTGCGGATTGGCCTGCAACATCCCAACTAGCTTCGTTAAAATTACAGTTAGTAGGTGACGGAACTGAGCGTGTTATTACGTGGGCAATTGAAGCTGGCGGAACACTGAAAACTGATGCAAACTGGCCAAGTAACTTTACCGTAACATCAGCTACTGATCCAGTTTTTGTAGAATTTTGGACAATACAAGGCGGAGTAACTGTTTTTGGTCGTTACTTAGGACAATATACTGCATGACCAATCCATTTGTAGATGGCTTAGAGCAACTTTCAGATCAAGATATTTTATATAAAATAGACGATCTTACAAAAAAATATTTTATGACTAATAATAATGATGTTAAAAATTTAATTACATCACAAATAGATTTTTTTAAAATGACTTTAGAAGATCGCCAGATTAATAAACGAAAAAACTCTGGCGATTCTTCACTTGACAATCTAATCAATGTAGATTAAAATAAAATATGCTTATGAAAACTGACAACCTCGGTGTACCTCGTTTCACCAATCAAAATCTTATCGATATGATTTATAGTGGCAATGCTGACAAATGCCATATTGTATTATGCGAACCAAGTAACGACATAGACAAATTTAACAGTGCTATGGAAGCTCAAGGTTTCGATAAGCTACAAAAGTATATTCCTTTAGATGTAGATAAAACACAGTTTGATGCAGTGTGTCAATCAGAATGGTTGATGCCTGATACATATAAACAACTAGACGTAGCTCGGTGGCTTTACGATGCACAGTATCTTAGGCATTATGATGAAAAAAGAATAGATAGAATAGATGACGAATTGTACGAATATGAAAAATATGGTATGATTGATCTATTAAGGTATCTAATTTATCTTGTAGACTTTATGCGAGAAAATAACATTGTATGGGGCGTAGGAAGAGGTAGCTCCGTAGCTAGTTATGTGCTATATTTAATAGGTATACACAAAGTAGACAGTTTTAAATATAATTTAGACTACAAAGAATTTCTAAGATAAGTAAAATATATACGGAGTATAAAATGGGTAAGAAATATATTAGTACAAAAACTTACAGACAGATTGCACCTTGTGCGTATCGTCAATGGCGTGCAGACAGTCATTGCAATCAAGTGCACGGTTATGCATTTTCATTTCATTTTGAATTTGAAACTGATGATTTAGATGCTCGCAACTGGGTTGTTGATTTCGGCGGGTTACGTCCGTTAAAAGACAAACTTGAAGAATGGTTTGATCATACACTGCTAGTTGCACAAGATGATCCGCAGCGTGAACAGTTGCTAAAACTAGGCGAGCTAGGTCTTGCTAAAATTACAGAAGTAGAGAAAACTGGTTGTGAAGGTATTGCAGAATTCTTATACGAATACATTAATACTATTTTCCTGCCAAGTTGGGAACCAGGCGAGCGTGTTTGGTGCTCAAAAGTAGAAGTACGTGAAACTGATGCTAACATGAGTATGCGTGTTGGTCATAGAGAAGACAACGAGTTTGACTAGGAGAATTAAATGGTTAAAAAAGATGTAGGTAGAAAACAGCATCGCACTATGCGTGGTAAGTTGATTGACATGGATCAATTACGAGCAAAAAATGAACTTACACCTGCTGTAGGCAATATGAAGGTGAATGCACGGGGTGACGAAATCGGCCCCGGTGGAAAAATTATTCGCACTCGCGAGCAAGTTCTTGCTGAATATTATAAAAATAACGATGCAGTAATTTCTGATCCAGGCCGAAGAGAAGAATAACAATGATTTATTTTAGAGAAAACTTAGAAGGCGGATATGTAAATAACGGCTTCAACATTTACAAGAACGACCCTAGCAGCAAAGGCTTCAAGTTTCGACTTGGTAGATTCTTAGCAATGGTTCGCTGGAGCCGGATAACAAAACGCTGGCACTTCGAAACTAGCTGGATTGAAACTTTACGAAAGTAAGGATAATAATAATGAAAAAATTTAAATCAAAAGTAAAAGCCATTGGTGACAAAGTTCTTGTTTCAGATATGGACTTTGGTGAACAAAAGACTAAAGGTGGATTAATTATTTCAAGTGATGACGGCCAAACACGCGGCGTCCATGCACGGTGGGGTAAAGTGTTTGACAAAGGCCCACGCAATAAAGATGATTATGAAATTGGCCATTGGGTATTGATAGAGCACGGCCGTTGGACAAGAGGCGTGGATTTTGAAACTAACGAATTTACAGGCACCATTCGCATGGTTGAAAACTCTGCTATACTTGGTTATAGCGATACAAAACCAGACGATGTAATGTTCGGTAATGAGTATAACGACGGAGACCATATGACCGTTGATCCTTCTAGCTTTATAAAAACATGACCGGACAACGTCGCTGGCTTAAAGTATGGGCACGAACTGTAGGAATGCCAATAGGCATTAATGACGATGACAAACCAGAATTCTTGCCCATATCACAAAAAGACGTAAAACGTGCTTTAGCCTTTAGGACATTTTGGATAGTTTTACATATTTTAACTTGTTTTGCTATAATTGCAGGCAATGGAAGAACTTTGGGATTTTGGTAATGCGTATTTTTAATAATAAAAAACCTAAATTAAAAAATAAAAGAGTAAGAGAAGAAAAAGACTTTGATCCTTATGAGCGTAAAAACGGCGATAAAATGACTGAAGTAGAAAAAATGGATAAAGGTTTTAACGGCTCGACTTATTCTATAAATGGTTTAGACATTGACTTTTAACTTTTATTATAATATAATAAACAATCTAAACACAGAGGTATAAAATGTCTAATATTGTTGATCTTAACAAATACAAAGATTTTGTAAATGCTGTTACAAGCGATGAATCAAAGTCTATTCTACAAATGTATAATCGTATGGTTGAAATGGAAACAACCGAAAGCAAAACTGTTGTTAATAGCGCACGGCTCTTAACCGGAGCAATTGGTCTTGCTAGTGAAGGCGGCGAGTTTGCTGAGATTGTAAAGAAAATGATTTTTCAAGGAAAGTCTTGCGACGAGGATACAATTTTTCATATGAAGCGTGAGCTTGGTGACATTATGTGGTACTGGATAAATGCTGTAAACGCAATCGGCGAAGATCCAAACGAAGTTATTGCCGAAAACGTTCGCAAGTTAGAAGCACGATATCCAGGCGGAAAATTTGATGCTTTTTACAGCGAAAATCGAAAAGAGGGCGACTTGTAGAATAAATGACCAACTACAAAATCAAAGATAAATTTGATAAGTCGTCTGCGGTTTGGAACAAATTCATACATAATAGTGCTAACAAATTAAAAAAAAACAACTATAAACTTTTTTTAAAAGCAAATGATAAACTAGCTGTAAAAGAATGGATTGTAGAAGATCTCAATATTGGGGGTGATTATATATTGCCCCCGATGTATGTACATGAGAATTTTGAAGAGGTAGTAGAACACACAGCACATTCTCGTTATTGGCTGAAGTGTAATCTATTTTCAGGACTTAATGCTAAAGTTATTGATGGTAATTATATTATAGGTCGCAGTACAGAAACTACAGATAAAACAGGTTTTGAAAATCTAAAAACTAGTATTATCAATATGTGTAAGCGAGATAGCTTTAGTATGTATCACTATGACAAAGGCGGCATTCCTTTGTTTTTTTCAGAGAAAGAATTGATAGATATTGTAGACTATAAGCACTTTTTTGTGTACGGTGAACATTTTTTTACACAAACAGTTTACAATATCGAAAAAGGTACAGAGCATATAGAAGAATGCATGGTATGGACTGATGGGTCTCTCGTTGGTGCACAATTAGTAAATTCAGCTACACGGAATTTTGTTGTTCCTAAAAACTGGAAAGAACAAATAGGTGTTGCAAGTAAAATTGCTAAACACTTTGATTTCATAAGGATTGATGTTTTGTCAAATGAAAAAAGCGAAGAATTTTACATTGCAGAAATTGATACATTACCTCGTAGAGGTAATTATAAAGCAAAAGCTATACACGACATTATAGAACCGATTCTTTTAAAGAGATTTGATATTTCATAAATGGAACGAATTAAACTTTTTTTTGCTTGGTATAAACTCTTGCTTTCTAAGAAATATCATGCTATAACTAGTATACAAGATGCGTGGTATAACTCTGCGTATTACACACTCGATGGAAAATATAAAGAATCATATGTTCAAAAACAGAAAAGAATACACTGAATGGGCTCTTGACCTGCTTGACAAGTATGGTGTAAAAGAGCCCAACACTTATACTGCTGATGAACTCAAGCACTATAATCCAAACATTCCTGAATCGTTTATTGATGATTATACAGGAAGCTCAAACAACTACGACACTTATAAAGTTGATATCAAAAAGGTGTGAATAATGAAAGAACTTTGGGTAGAGAAGTACAGGCCGAAAACTGTAGACGGTTATGTGTTTCGTGACGAAGCACAACGCAATCAAGTAAACACTTGGATTAAAGAGCAAAGCATTCCGCATTTGCTGTTTAGCGGCAGTGCAGGTATTGGTAAAACTACACTTGCTAAATTGCTGTTTAACGAGCTTGATATAAATCCACTTGATATTCTTGAGATTAACGCAAGTCGCACAAACTCTGTAGATGATGTTCGTGACAAGATCGTAAACTTTGTACAAATGATTCCGTTTGGTGATTTCAAAATTGTACTGCTAGATGAGGCTGACTATTTGTCTCCAAACGCACAAGCAGCGCTTCGTGGTGTAATGGAAGAATATCACAGCACTGCACGTTTTATTCTAACATGTAACTATCCAAACAAAATTATTCCTGCTATTCATTCACGTTGTCAGGGCTTTCACATTGCTAAGATTGATCAAACAGAGTTTACTGCTCGTATTGCTGAGATTTTAATTACAGAAGGCGTTACGCCAGACTTAGACACTCTTGATACATTTGTAAAAGCAACATATCCTGACTTGCGCAAGTGTATTAACATGGTTCAGCAAAATGTCGTAGACGGTGCTCTTGTAATGCCACAGCAAGGCGACAGTGGAGAAACTGATTGGAAACTTGACATGGTCGAGTTGTTCAAAACAGGTAAGATCCAAGAAGCTCGTAAACTGCTATGTGGATCAGTACGAGCAGAAGAAATGGAAGAAATTTATCGTTGGCTATACGATAATATTGAACTGTTCGGAAATGAACAGCAACAGGATCAAGCAGTGCTAATTATTAAGCAGGGCTTAGTTGATCATACCCTTGTAGTAGATCCTGAAATTAATTTGGCTGCTACTCTTATTAGATTAGCAAGATTAGGAGAATAAAATGCGAGGACATCTTGAAGTATTTGTAGGGCCAATGTATGCAGGTAAAACTAGTAAGCTACTTCAGCGTGTTCTCTGGCTTAACCATCAGCACAAAAAAGTTCTTGTAGTAAAACCTAGTAAAGACAATAGATACAGCGAAGATAAGATTGTAACACACAATCAATTAAGCTATCCTTGCATTAGTGTTACAAGTCTTAAAGATGTTAATGAAAACTATAACATTCAAGCTTATAACTTTAATACTGTCTGCCTAGATGAAATTCAATTTATGGATAATGCTCAAATGTACGATAATGTAGAACTTTGGTTATCTAGGGGTGTTAATGTTATAGGCGCTGGATTAGATCAAGACAGCAGAGGTGTACCATTTGAAAGTGCATGCACACTTATGGGGCTAGCTGATACTGTTGAAAAGATAGTTGCGGTTTGCAATACATGCGGCAAAACTGCTACAAAAACATATCGTCTCGAAGCATCGGGTGATCGTGTACAAGTAGGTAGTATGGGAATGTATGAACCACGATGCGTAGAACATTGGGAACCAAAATGAAGTATAGAATTTTATTAGTCGCATTAGAAGCAGAGCTGCCTTACAAGCAAGCGCCTAAAAACTGTAAAGTTATCTACACAGGAGTAGGTAAAGTAAATGCTGCCTTCGCAGCTACTCAAGCAATAGCAGAAGCCCATTCATTAGGCTTCCATCCTGAAGTTTATAATTATGGTACTGTAGGCACATGCAATCATGACTTGCAAGGACTACATCGCATTACAAAATTTGTTCAACGTGACATGAACGCAGAGCCCCAAGCGCCGCGAGGAGTAACACCGTTTGAAGCTGGTTTACCTTACTTAGATTTTTCATTGGATATGACTCATAGCTTAACTTTAGGCACTGGTGATCAATTTGTACATAAGCAAGAAACATGGTTAACTGATAATAATATAGATATTGTTGATATGGAAGCATATGCTATTGCAAGTATTTGTAAAAAAATGAATGTAAACTTTACTTGTTATAAGTATATTACAGATTATGTCGGTACACCGCATCAAGCAGATGTTTGGCAATCACGTATAGCAGACGGTGTTGATGAATTTTTGAAAGTTATGAATGACATACATAGTTAACGATAATTGTATCCGTTGTAAGCATATGGACTGTGTAGAAGTATGTCCTGTTGACTGTTTTTACGAAGGTGAAAATATGCTAGTAATTAATCCAGACGAATGCATTGACTGCGGCGTTTGTGAACCTGAATGTCCTGCTGATGCTATTCAAGCTGACTCTGCAGAAGGTGTCGAGCACTGGGTAGAATTTAATCAAAAGTGGAGTGAGCAGTGGCCTAACATCACTGTTATGCGTAAAGACGATGTGCCTGCAGATGCTGAACAATGGCATGGCGTTGAAGGTAAAATAAAATATTTTTCAGAACAACCAGGAAAAGGCGATTAATGAATATAAAATTAGTTAGTTATTCACAACCAGCAGAAGAGTTTAAAAACGAAGGTATTAACGATGTGCAAGACCTCATTGCTTTTTGTGCAAGAGTTAGCAATCCTTCTAATCAAATTAATACAGAAACATCAAAAAAATTAATTAAGTATCTAATTACACATAAACATTGGTCACCGCTTGAAATGACTAGTGCTTGTCTAGAAATTAATACAACACGGGACATTGCTAGACAGATTCTGCGGCACAGGTCATTTAGCTTCCAAGAATTTTCTCAACGCTATGCTAATCCTGCAGAATTCGGTGATCAATTTGTTGTTCGAGAAGCTCGCCTGCAAGATACTAAAAATAGACAAAACTCTATTGATGTAAAAGATGCAGAACTACAAGCTTGGTGGGATGGACAACAAAAATTTGTAATTGACCATGTAGCACGAATATACCAAGAAGCTATTGACCGTGGTATTGCTAAAGAGCAAGCAAGAGCAATATTGCCAGAGGGTAATACAAAATCTAGATTGTATGCAAATGGTACAATAAGAAGTTGGATTCATTACATTGAACTTAGAGCAGCAAATGGCACTCAAAAAGAGCATATGGAAATTGCACAAGTTTGTGCAAAAGTAATTGCACATATATTCCCATTAGCAAACGACTTGCTTGAAAACGTTAGCTAATGCCATTTATAGGTTGGGATAAACAACGAAAAATTAGATGGCATAAAAAATTTGCTTTTTTGCCAACTAAAACAGCTAGTGGGAAAACTATTTGGTTTTCCCACTACTATGTCCGCACTATAGAAATTGTACGAGGTAATTCTGTAACTATAGAATCGATAGGTACAACTTATACATATAATGAATATTTAAAATATATGTTGATCCGTTAATTGTAAACTCTTAATATTTCAGCTACTACTGGATGACGCTCTATATCGTAACGATCAAATTGCACGGTTGATATATGTGATGTGGGTGTTCGCACTAATCTATTTAAGAAAAGCATAAGGCCATTATCTTGAGATCTATCTGCTTGCTCTAAATCACCAGTTATTGCCATTTTACTGTTTTCGCCTATTCTAGTTAAAAACATTTTCATTTGATTGTCTGTTGTATTTTGCATCTCGTCGCCAATTATATAAGAATTTTTAAATGTTCGCCCACGCATAAATGCCAGGGGAGCTATCTCGATTACTTCTTCATACATCATCGATTCTATTTTGGATTTTGGAAAATGTTCTAAAAGTACGTCTCTTACTGGACGTATCCATGGCGCCATTTTTTCTAGAATATCACCTGGTAAATGACCCAGTTCTTCGTCTGTTTCTACAACTGGTCGAGTTACTATAATTTTATCTACTTTTTTTTCTTTAAATGCCTTTATTGCTGCCTTTACTGCTAGTAATGTTTTTCCTGTGCCTGCTGGCCCAGTACCAACTACAATGTGTTGATTAAAATCTAGTAACCTCCTTATGTATTCATCTTGTTTTATGTTTCTAGGTTGTAATTGTATTATATCCTTAGCGTAGCTGTTTTGTTTTTCAACTTTCCGCTTTGCACCCATTTAGCGTCTCCTCTGCTTGAGCTTTATCTCCCTACAAAATATTTATGTACATCTACAAATTGAAATATACTGCTTTTGCAAGATAAATACTTTATAAGGAATATATACAATGTACACTGTAGAAAATTTACTAGATAACTTATCAGACATTTATAATCAAAATACCAGTTTCTCAATTTTAAAAGATTTTGAAAGAGTTTTAGACGAGTTTTTTGATATATATGTGTTTGACAATTGGGAACACGGAGAAATTGTAAAAGGACCAATCATATCCAAATATTGGGTTACTTGCTATTTCATGTGGGACGACGATAAGCGTCCTGATCTTAGTGTGTTAGAAAGATTCAAATCTAATAATTGTATGAGCAAGACCGGTACTAGTTATTTTATAGAGCCTATCCGTATTTTAAAACCTGAAGATATTAGGCCAGGCACTAAAAAAGGCAAACTCAAACGTAAAAAGGTTTTTGTTATTGGAATTAAAGTGCCAAAGACTTTATTAAAAAACGTTTATGCTGGTCAAGATATCTTTAAGAAAGCAGAAGCAGAAGCAGCTGAACAAGGTTTGGCTCCTAATGCGCCGGCTGAAGACATGGGACTAGGACAGCCCCCGGTTACTGATGCTGCAATGGGCGCACCGTCTGTACCAGGAGTAATATAATGGGCTTACTAGCAAACGATTTGCAAGATTTAGTTAAAAAAACCTTCGAAGTCGATACATATGCAAGTAAGATGGGCGAGGATAAAAACATAATAACCCTAAGCTTCAGCGTTAAACATGAGTCGCCTGCTAAAGATCTTGTTAAATTTTTAGAATCCGGATATGATTTTATATTAGATGCTGCGGTTTCTAGTGGCGAGCAGGATGATGGGAGATATAGAGTTTTTGTAGAAATGGAACGTAATAAACATTCAATAGACAATATAGAAATTTTATTAAGAGACATTTCTAAGCTAACAAGAATAAATGAATGGAAATTTAGATATTATAAAAATTTCAAAACCTATGACGCAACAAAAGATACACTTGCGCAAATTATCCCTACCGATCCTAACCGCTACGGCATTGACCGAAAAGTTGCTGAAAGTTACAATGCTGAAAGCTTTTTTAGCAAAAGTCACGTAGATACTATTATTCTAGACGAAAACCAAATAATTTTGAAAAAACTATATTCAGATCCTATCGCACTTAAAATAATTGACTTTAATTCACATAGAGAGATATTTGAAAATCTAACTGAGAGTTATAACTATAACGATTTTGCAGAAGTAATATACTTTGTAAAATATCTAGGTGACTACGATATAACAAAATACGGTAATAAAATAATTATAGAAAACGATGGATATTGTTTGGTTACAGAAAGGCTTTAAATGTTCAAAGCACAATTAATTTTAATACTAGTGATAGCACTTATACCCATAGGTATAGGCGGATACTGGTACGTAAATAGTTTACAACGGGCTTTGGAAATTTCAAGGGCTAATGAAGCAAAGTTACAGCAAGCCGTTGCTACAAACGAAGAAACAATAAAAGTTTTACAACGTGATTTTCAAGCAGCAACACAAGAATTACAAAAAGTAAATGATGAGTTTGCTGCTATACGTAAACAAAATCAAAATTTAATAGGAAAACTAGAAAGGCACGATTTAGGTTTATTAGGCGAAGCAAAACCAGTATTAGTCGAACGTATTATTAATAGAGCAACTGATAAAGCTAATAGATGTATAGAGATTCTAAGTGGCGCTGATTTAACTGAAGATGAGTTAAATGCAGCAACGCCTAATGGTTTTAATAGTGAATGTCCATGGCTATGGACCCCTCCTGTAACCGAAGGAGAGGAAACAAATGATTAAAAAAATTATTATATCTGCAATTGCTATTATTGCTTTAACTAGTTGTAGTTTACCAAATGTAACACCTGTTGAAGTTACAAGTGCACCTACAGAAAGACTAAAATTAACATTGCCAAACATCGATCCAGTTACACAAAAAGAAGTTAAATGGATTCTAATAACCGAAGAAAACTACGAGCAAGTATTTAATGATTTAAAAGAAACAGGTGAACCAGTAGTATTTTTTGCTCTTACTGATACAGGTTATGCAAATATATCAATAAACTATCAAAATGCAAGACAAATTATTCAGCAACAGCAGGCTATTATAGCTGCATACGAAAATTATTATGTAAATGTAGACAATTTAGAAGTTAAATAACAATACACATATTAATGGGAGAGGGATATGGGTAAAACATTAGAAGCTAATTCTATCTATAATCAGTTTGATGAAGATGGTGACGGAGTAGTAACTGACGAAGAAATGCGTAAGGCAGAGCGTATGATACAAATTGAAAATGATGATAAAAAACAAGATGCGCAACGTAATATGGCTTGGTTTGCACTAGGCGGTATGCTCCTGTATCCTTTTTCGATTATACTTACTAGTGCATTAGGCTTTGACACTGCTGGTCAACTATTAAAGGATATTGCTCCTACATATTTTGTATCTGTTGCTGCTATTGTAGCTGCGTTCTATGCAAAAGAAGGTGTTGAAAACTTCGGTAAGAAAAAAGACTCTGAATAAGTATATGCATGGACCATTATGCAACATTAGGTATACATAAGTCAGCTTCAACTGATGATATCAAGGCTGCGTTTAAAAAACTAGCCTTGCAATATCATCCTGATAAAGGCGGCGATAGTAAACATTTTGCGAAAATTACAGAAGCATATGATGTTTTAAGTAACGCTGACAAGAGACATGAATATGACAACCCAACAGATTTTAACTTTACAACAGATGATATTTTTAGTCAGTGGGTAAACAAACAACGCTACCATCGAAATCAAAATATAAAAATTACATATAGTATTGATTTCATAGACCAATTTACAGGAAAAACAACTAGTATAAGTTACAAATTACCTAACGGCAATACAAAAGAGGTAGTAATTAAAATACCTAAAGGCATAACACACGGCCAGCAATTAACATTTTCAAAACTAGGCGACGATACAAATCCCTATATTAAGCCAGGCTCTTTAATACTAGATATAAAAGTAAAAAATGATACAAACTGGTCAAGGGACGGAAATGACATAAGAACTAGTATAGATATCAACGTGTTTGATTTAATTCTAGGCACAACTATTCACGTAAATTTACCAACTGAACAAAAATTTAAATTAAATATTAAGCCAGGAACAAAGCCAAATACTGTACTAAATATACCAGAATATGGAGTACCTCATTTGAGCACAGGATTGTCAGGCAATGTTCTTATAAAACTCAACGCCGTTATACCAGAAATAACCGATAACCAAATCCTTAATCAAATTGAAAAAATTCGAGACACAATAGGATGAAAAAAAACTTTACAATTGTAAGCTAAGGCCTTACAATTAGTTATTAATGAAAGAGTGAAACTTACTATATGATTAACACTACTGAAGAAGTACAATTAGCTTTTGATAAAGCGCTACGTGATGCAAATAAGCTTAAGCATGAATATATAACGCTTGAACATTTGGCTTTTGCAATGTTATGCGTAGAAGAATTTTCAAAATCAATTGAAAATATTGGTATAAATGTTGACGAATGCAAAACAAATCTAGAAAACTATCTAGTTAACGAATGCGAAGATATTGTTGTTGAATCAATAGCAAAAGTAAAGCGTACTCGAGCTGTGGAAAGAGTAATGCAACGTTCGTTTGCCCAGTCTTTGTTTTCTGCTAGAGATAAAGTAGGATTGTCAGATATTCTTCTTAGTTTACTTCACGAAAAAAATTGTTTTGCTGTATATTTTTTACTGCAATCAGGTATTACTAAAGAAAAAATTGCGGAACATCTGTTTGGTGACTTACTTGACGGAGAATTTAATTTCGACGGTAGTGCTTTAGAAAAATACGCAGATAATTTAACTGAACTTGCAAAAGAAAACAAAATTGATCCAGTAATTGGTCGAAGCGAAGAGCTAGAAAGTATTTCGTTAGCATTAGGTAGAAGAACAAAAAATAATGTACTATTAGTAGGTGATCCAGGAGTAGGTAAAACAGCTATTGCAGAAGGCTTGGCACATAAAATAAACAATAAAGAAGTGCCAGAGTTTTTGTATGATTACGAAGTGTATAGTCTACGTATTCCATCTTTGCTTGCAGGCACAAGATACCGTGGTGAATTCGAAGAGCGTATGGAGCATCTTTTAGAAGAATTAGATCAAAAAGAAAAACTAGTTCTTTACATTGACGAGGCTCATATGATTAACGGTGCTGGTGCAGGTAACAGTGAAAACCCAAATGATCTTGCAAATATTTTAAAACCAGCACTCGCTAAAGGTAAAATTAAAATTATTGCAAGTACAACATGGGAAGAGTATAGAAAGTATTTTGAGAAAGATTCTGCGCTTATGCGGAGATTCCAGCGCTTAACGGTTGACGAACCAGACGAGTCAACAACCTATGATATATTGCTAGGAATTAAAAAATACTATGAAGACTTTCATCAAGTAAAAATTAGAAAAACTGCACTTCAAACTGCAATTAAACTTACAGTGAAATATCAACAAAATAAAAAGTTGCCCGATAAAGCTATTGATATTTTAGATCAAGCATGTGCTAGATTTAAGTTATCTGAGACTTATGAAAAGAAACTAGTACGGCCAGCTAATATAGAATTTGAAATGGCAAAAATTATGAAAATGCCATTAGAAACTGTTCAAGAAAAAGAAACAGACACTCTTGCTAATCTAGAATCAAACATTAAAACTAAAGTTTACGGTCAAGATTCTGCCGTAGAAACTATCGTAGATAGAATTTGCGTAGCAAGAGCTGGATTAAAAGCCAAAAATAAACCCATCGGTAGCTTTGTATTTATGGGTCCAACTGGTACTGGTAAAACTGAAACTGCTAAACAATTGTCAGAAAATTTAGGCGTTCCGCTTATTAGATTTGATATGAGCGAATTTCAAGAATCTCATAGTGTGTCTAAACTTATCGGATCACCTCCGGGCTATGTTGGTTATAATGAAGGCAGTGGCAAGCTTATAAACAAACTAGAAGAAAATCCTAACTGTGTTTTGCTTTTAGATGAAATCGAAAAAGCGCATCCTGATGTATCACAAATTCTTCTACAAATTATGGATAACGGAAAGGTTACCGGAAGTAACGGTAAAGAAGTTGATGTATCAAATTGTGTCTTAATCCTTACAACAAACTTAGGTGCAGTTGATACTGAAAAAAATACTATAGGCTTTGGTGATCCAAAAAACAAAGTTTACAAAAAAGATGCTTTTAAGAAATACTTCCAGCCTGAATTTAGAAATAGGATTGACAAAGTAATAGTATTTAACTATCTTGAAAAACCTGTTATTAAAAATATTGTAGATAAATTTATTACAGAAGTCAAATCTTTTGTTGAATCTAAAAGCATTAATATAGTTGTAGACGACTCGGCAATTGAATACCTAATTGATAATGGATACGATAGAGAAATGGGAGCACGTCCTTTAAGTCGGGTAATTGACGAAAAAATTAAAACACCGCTTAGTAAACAAATGTTATTTGGTAAACTAAAAAATGGCGGCACTGTGTATGTTTCTGCATTAGAAGATATAAGATTAGAATTCGAGGCAGCAAATGCTTTATAAAGATTCCTTCAAACTTTTTTACAATAAATTTACATATAAGCTAGAAATAATTACACCAGCAGCTTTTCTTTTTAGAAACAAAGATTTGCAAACTGTAAAAAATACAATTGACGAGTTTTTAAACAACAAATTTCTTTTAGACCGTGAAGATTTAGAAGAATGGCCTAGCGAGCTTTCTTATTCTTCTAAATACTTTTATCGCAGGTTCCGCCCTTCAGAAGACGATATATTACAATGTCAAAAGTTACATAATTATTTAAGCACTATTGACATTGATGCTAAAGTAAGAGTAGAAATAAATAATCTTTCAATTTATTCTAATCAACACCAAGATTTAATTAATCTAGGTGAAAAATTAAATTGTAAATGGAAAACTTTTTATCGTCCTAATAAAAAAATAGCTGGCAATTTAAAACCTAATACAATTTATCATAGTTTTGCTGACAAATACAAATACAAAGTAACAATAGGCAGAGTGTATGACGAGTCGTTAGGTTCATTTATGGAGACAAATAACAATAATTTTGTAAAATTAGGTCCAAGTTGTTTAGATGCAATAAAAAATAAAAAATGCGGTACATATAATAGCTATTATTTTTATGTAAGGGATGACAAAATTTTAAACATGATTTCTATGTTTGGATTTGAAATAAAACGTATAGAGGAACTACTTCCTAAATCAGATAAATAACACTATGCCAGGAAATAGTGTTACAATTTTATCATCTCAAGTCCACGCAGGGGACAGCACAGTACAAACAGTTACTAGTGACAAAGTTCAAGGTGACGGTTACTACGGTCGTTCTGATGGTTTTCATACTGTGCAAATTAATCTTACTGATTTCTCAGGAGATATTACTCTTGAAGGTAGTTTAGCTTTAACTCCTACAGATGAAGATTGGTTTACAATAGAACTTTCTTCAACTAGCACTGTTGCTGGTACTGTAGATACTACAGGTGCTGTTAGTACAGGTTCAACAGTAACAGTTTCTAGTCTTTCTTACGCCGACGAAACGTCAAATAATAATTTTAATTTTGTAGGAAATTTTGTTTGGATTCGTGCTCAAGTTGCAGATTGGACTAATGGCAGTATTGGTAGTATTTTAATGAATCATTAAGGATAGAGCATGGCGCAGAAGAATATTAACTTAGGCTCAGCAGACTACGCAGGCGACGGTGAAAATATACGTTCTGCATTTGCAAAAATTCAAGATAACTTTACAGAAAACTATACAAGTATAACAAGTATAAACGGCAACATTGTTACAATTAATAACGATGTATCTGCACTACAAACAACAACATCAGGTCATACACAGGACATTACTAATTTACAAACACAGGTAACTGCACTTGGCGGTGGCTCTGGTGGCAGTATTGATGCAGATTTAAACGGTAGTGTATTTGGTGATGATAGCACATTACTTATAGATGGAACTAATTCAACAATTATTGCAGATGTATTAACTGGAGCACTTCCCGCAATAGACGGTAGCCAACTTTTAAGTGTTAATGCACAATTTTTAGACTCTCAGCCAGGAGCATTTTATTTAGATTATAACAATCTTGTCAATACACCTGCTGTAAGTGCTTTACCAGAGGGTTCTACTCATTCAATTGATATTGTTGCTAGTGATAGCACATTACTTGTTGACAGTGTAAATGGCACACTAAACGCAACTGCACTTACAGGTGCTTTACCAGCAATAGATGGTAGTGCGTTGACTGGTATTACAACCACAGAAACAGATCCAGTAGTAGGTGCTATTACAGGAATTGTAAAAGCCGATGGTGCAGGTAATATATCAGCGGCAGTGGCTGGAACTGATTATCTTACAACAGTAGCATTTGCTGACTTAACATTAACACCGACTACAATAGCAGGTTATGGTATTACTGATGCATTTGATGGTGACTATAACAATTTAACAAATCAGCAACAGTTCC